GGTGTTGGTGTTCTTATGAGGTGCGGCAATTGTATTGCCTTCGAAGCGGGCGCGAAGCCGCCTGACGGCTCACTTTTTGGGCGTAGAAAAATTTTGCCCGCGGCAAGTTTTGCAATCGCGAAAAGTTTTCTGTAATATTCAGCGCTCACCGCAGTGTCTTTTCACGATGTTGAAAAGTCGCGGTCGGAGAAGTGGCCGAGTGGCTGAAGGCACACCCCTGCTAAGGGTGCAGGTCAAATATAACTGGCCTCGAGGGTTCGAATCCCTCCTTCTCCGCCAGAATTTTTATAAAGCCCACCCCACGGTGGGCTTTGTTTTATCTGCAAAATATTCCCTAACTCAATAGCCGCGGGGCTTCACGGCCACCGTGAGTTTGCACGTGTTTGCACAATCCAGGGGTGTCCGAAGCTCGCTTTCACCCCTCGAAGTCCATAGAATCCAAGGCAAGTGGGGAAACTTTTCCCCACAAAGTTATAAAAAACTCTCGTTTGGGGGAAACTTTTATGACGCCACTACTCAAGATCAAGAAGGTCAAGGGCATAGAGTACTACGTCGCGCGCGGCTACATCGACGGCAAGCGCAGGGACAAAAGCGTCGGACGTGTAGACCGCATGACCCTCACGCAGGCGAAGCTCGCCGCCGTCCGCGCATTTGAAGCGGCCGAAGAGAAAACCTCCGGCCCCACGTTCGCCGACGTTCTGCCTGCGGCTATGGCCGATATCGCCAGCGTGAAACGGTGGAAGAACGGGCGAAGTGAAACCCAATGGCGGCAGTCGATCAACGACTACGCCCTCCCCTTTCTCGGTGATAAAGAGGTCGCCGGAATCACGACGGACGACGTACTCGAAGTCCTGCGCCCTATATGGCTCAAGCGCACTGAGACCGCAAAGCGTCTTCGGGCAAGGATCGAAGCGGTGATCGATTGGTGCACCGTGAAGAAGTTGCGGTCGGGGGCGAACCCCGCATCGTGGAAAGGGAACCTCGCTCTGCTTCTTCCGTCCCCGTCGCAGGTCGCAAAGGTTGAACACCAGGAAGCGCCGACGATGGAGGAGATGCAAAAACTCGTGCGCTACTGCCGGTTGCATCCGTCACCCGCGAGTGCCCTCTTCCTATTTACGGCGGCCACTGTCGTCAGAAATACCGAAGCGCGTCTCACGAAAATGGACGAGGTTAATGGTGACGTGTGGACGGTGCCCGCGCAGCGGATGAAGACCAAGCAGGCGGGAGACTTCCGAGTTCCGCTCTCAAGCCTTGCCCTCGAAGCGCTTAAGCAGGCCTCGCCCGAGGGGTACGCCTTCTCCGCCCGGAGCGGTTCGCCCCTGACCATCGACACAGTGCGACTCAAGATGTGTGAGATTCTTCACCGGAAGATCACGCTACACGGCGTACGATCAACGTTCCGAGACTGGGCGGCAAGGGAAGGCGTGGACCACGCCGTGGCAGAAAAATGCCTGAGCCATGTATGGGGGAACCAAACGACTCAGGCGTACTTCAGAGACGACCTCCTCGAACAGAGGCGTTCTGTATTACAAAATTGGGCTGACGCTATCGCTTCTTCTTCTTGAAGTAGGTCATGTTTTTTTCCAGGTCATCGCGAAGGTAGGCCCCCGCCTTCTCGATGGATTCCTTAAACCAGACGTTGCCTTTACGGCCGCGGCTGAAGGGGGCGGGCAGTTTCCCCTGTCGTACCCAAGTAGTTACGGTGTTACGACTGATTCCAAAGAACTCGCAGACGCCCGCGGTGTCGAGTGTGTCCATCAGTACTGTCTCCCATTGACGCCGATAAAAGAATCGAGCAACACTGGCGTGGTAATGTGCTTAACCTCCGCCAGTGACCTTCCCTCGCGCGGTAAGAACTTTCCACCTTTGGCCACGAAAAGCCGTTGACACGCCTTGATGGCCTTCTCGTCCCTATGGAACGCGAGGTAAATAACGATACGAATCCAGGGAATCGCCTCCGGCGGAAAACGCCGGATGGCAAACCGCCCCCGATGGTGTTCTGGCAGGCTCTTCCAAAGCTCCCTGCCCTTGTCTTCGAGGGGGTTGCGCATCAGATGATCTCCTTAAACTCCATCTTATCCGTCACTTCAAAAAGCCCCGAACCCCACCCGAGGGCGTATTGGTACTTTCGAACCTCGAAGACGTAGACGCCGTCGCTTTCCTTTCGTCGGAGAAGATAGTCCCCCTCCCTCACGGGACGGGCCTTACGGCACCGATTCCATTCACCGGGCTTATAGGGTTCGGCCTCTTCGAACCAGTCTTCGCCCTTGAGTGTCACAGCGCCGCGCTTGCTCGTCATCGTAACTTCCTGCTTTTCGAAGAGGGAAGCCATCAGCATGTGATAGCTTCGCGGCGACGCAAATTGCGACAAAATATCCGAGGCTGCGTGGTTCAATCGATACATCGTTTCTTCTCCAACAAGGCGTCCAAGACGCTCTCCTTATTTCGGAGCGCGGCTTCGACTGCCATCTCCACCGTGTCCGTTGCCACGAGGGAGTACACAAATACGGGGCGCGGGTGTCCTGACTGCGCCTGACGGGTGGGGCCGATGCGCTCGATGATCTGAGCGTAGAACTCATAGTTCCACCCCACGCTGAAAAAGCACAGGATGTTGCCCCCGTCCTGAAGGTTGAGGCCGTGGCCGCAGGCCGCCGGGTGTGCAAGAAGGATCGGTATCTCTCCGGCGTTCCAATCGCGGATGGTCTGCGGGTTCTTGTCCAGGAGCCGTGCCTGAGGAAACGCCCTCAAAATGCGGTCGGCCTCGTGCTTAAACTGGTAGCTCACCAGCACCGAAGCGCCGGCGGCCTCTTCGATCACGGAGCGCAGGGCTTCGAGTTTGGCTTCGTGAACGCGGTAATACGTTCTTCCTGCCACGTCGTAGCACTCCGTCTCCGGATCACTCGGCGCTTCGTCGCTGCAGTAAATCGCACCGCCTGCGATCTGCAGGCACTTACCCAGGACGGACTGCGCGTTCACCGCTTCAACTTCCACGCCGTCACCCAACACGGTATAGAAATCGGTCTCAAGACGCTTATAGACTGACGTCGCCCGCGGCCCGATGTCCACCTCTCGGCGCACAAAGATCGGCTGTTCGATGTCGAAATAGTCTTCGGCGTTCACCGTCACCGTGACGTCGGCCACCGCTTTCTTAATGCGGTCGGCGGAGCCGGGGAACGGCGCCCACTTGATCATGTAGGCCTCGCCGCCCGTGCGGATCGGCTGAAAGTAGCGGGTCTCATACGAGGTCATGGACTCGCCGAGGCGCTTGCCTTTGTCGACGAACCACATCTGCCCCCAAAGGTCGATGAGACCGTTGGGTGCCGGGGTCCCCGTGAGTTCGATGAAGCGATCGATCAACGAGTAGACCCTCGCGAGAGCCTTGGCTCGGCAGGAGCCGCCCCGCAGACGGAAGCCCTTGAGTCGGGTGGCTTCATCCACGACGACGATTTTGAACGGCCAAGCCTTACCGAACTTCTCCACGAGGTACGGCAATTGCTCGAAGTTCGTGCAATAGATGTCGGCCTTTTGCGCGAGGGCTTTCTCTTTGGTCCGCTTGTCACCGCACACGACGGAGACCCGCAGGCCTTTGAGGTGATCCCACTTGTTCACCTCCTCCGGCCACGTACTCATCGCCACCCGTAGCGGAGCGACGACAAGCGCCGGGCCTTCACCGAGAAAAATCATCGCGTCAAGCGCCGTAAGGGTCGAGACGGTCTTCCCCATTCCCATACCCGCCCAGGCGCAACAGCGGTCATGGGCGAGCATGTGGTCGATGAGAATGCGCTGATACGGGCGCGGAATGAACTTCTTGCTCATACCAACCATCCGATGAGAACGCTGTCGTCAGAACGGCAATTCATGGTAGTACCACTGAAATCCTTTCACGACGCCGCACTTTTCTGCGGCGCGTTTAACGTAAGCCAATAAATCCGGGACGCCCTTGTACGTCGGAGCCCGCTTTGACGAAGCTGACCTCGAGTGCTCGATCTGCACCTCGCCCTCCACCGAACGCAGCGGAATCTCCCACCTCGTGCAGAACTTGAGGCAGTCCTCGACTGTCGACTCAGGCGCCCGATGGAGCGCGGCCCGGCACAAAGACCTGTCCAGGCGCCATCCGTGTTTGTGATGCAGATACCAGAGCAGTCGACTTTCCCTGTACTCAGTCGCCTCCAGCCCGTGCTCCCGGAGGAACACACGAGCGGAAGCGACTGTCGCGACGGGGTATGCCAGGGTGTAAGCCGCCGCCATATCCCTCAGGTTGACGGTTTCACGCTCTCTCATACCCGGCCTCCTTTCTGCGCCAAAACGTCCACAGCTCGTAAGCCCTTAGGCAAATCTGACGTTCCGTTCGACCGTCAGACGACGAGTAGCGATCGGCGATGAGTTTGGCGACGGCGGACGCGGCATCGTAAACACGCACCTCACAGCCCGACTCGGCCATCAATTTGTGCTCACGCTGTTGGTGAGCCTTCGGCTTCTTGCCGGGCGCCTTCACCTCAACCCAGAAGTGCCATCCGGGCAGCATGATGAGAAGATCGGGGGCGCCGATACGTCCAACCCACTGGCACTTACGAACTTCGCCGTGGAGTTCTTTGACCACCGACTTAATCGCGGCAACGATTTTTCCTTCTGGTGTCATAGCGTTATCCCCCGCGCGGGCGCCCACTTCGTGGGGAATGCGGCGGCCTCTTCCCTTGCCGACCCGAACAGTTCTGTCCAATCGCTGTCAATGAAGCACGAGAGCGCCCAGTGGATGCCGTACCAGACGGCAAAGTTGATGCCAAAAATCACCAAGACAGTCGTGATAGCCCCCGCCCAATCACTGTCAATGAAGCCCGCGATCACCCAGTAGATGCTGTACCAGACGGCAAAGGCGATGCCCAAAATCCCCAGGATGCCCAAAATCCCCAAGACGGCGAAAAAACAAGCCAGCGTTCCCATCAGATAACCCCATTATCCTGGGCGATGGCATCGGCATAGTCAGCTACCCCCGTGATGTACTTCGCCATGGCGCGAGCGGTGGGGGCGCAGACCTCGATCTCACCCAGATACGTATCCCCGTTGTCACGCGTCAGACGGATGACGACGAACCCCCTGTTCCTGGGGCTCGCTTCGGCCTTAAACTCGGTCGCTTTCACGACCCGTTCCTGTTCCTGTTCCTGTTCCTGTTCACTCATTCGATTTACTCCTTTCGATAGCGATAGCCGTCGAAGCCTGCGGCCGCCAGCGGAAGGCCTTGCGCCCACCCCGGCAGTTCGCACATCAGCGACTCCATCGCGGTGTGAGTGAAAGCCTCGGTATCCGGGGCTTCGGTTAAAACCTCATCGTGGATGGTGAGAATCGGCAGGTAGCCAGCCTTTTCAAGGCGAGGCAGAGCCTCGCAAAGGACGTCCGCTGCGGCGGCTTGCGTCAGGTTTTCCACGATCTTCCCGGCGTACGTCCCGATCTTCTCCCACTTACGGGTGTACTGATTGACCCCGTAGTACGTAAACCCGTTCGTGCCCTCCCCTAGCTCTCCGGCCTGCGGGGACGGGTAGCAGATGCACCGCCCCGAGGGCAGACGCAGTGTGAGCCAATTGCCCTTGCGCTCAGCGGCCAGGCGCCCCTGCCCGAACACCACGCGGCGACCCTCGTTGAGCGCCGTCACGCAAGCTTCTTCCGCCTCATACCAAAACTTCACGATATGGGGGTTGGCGTTGCGCCACATCCGCTTCACGCTGTCGCAGGCGACGAAGACGCGGCGGTCGAGCCCGCCCGTGCGCTTGTTCTCCTTCGCCCATTCCCAGGTCTTGGCCGCTTGCTCGGTGATTTCCTGCGGCACGACGGGCATAACATCGTCAGCCATCACGTGAAGGTCGATGCCGTACGCCTTCGCAAAAGTCACGAATGCCCCAGCTCCGCCGCCGTAACCCATGGCAAGTTCCAGCACTTTCCCCATCTGTCGCTGGGCCTTGGTGACGGAACCAACAGGGGTGTTGAACGCGCGCGAGTACGTCAGCTTGTAAAGGTCGGGGCCGGCGCCCGCATCGAATTCGCGGAAGGCTTGGAGCTTCCATGTTTCGCCCGCGAGCCACGCCAGCATCCGCCCTTCGATGTTCGAGTAGTCCGCGACGACCATCTTTTTCCCGGCAGGAACGATGATTTCGCCACGCAGGCAGTTGCTAAGCGTGTCAAAGACGTCAGGGAATGCCCACTCAAGGAGCCCGCGCTTGGCAAGCTCGATTGCGCCTTCGATCTCGCGCCAGTCCTTGATCGTCGGGCGGGAAAGGTTCTGCGGCTGAAAGAGACGGCCGGAGAAACGCCCCGTGCGCATGGCACCGCGGAACTGAAGCGTTCCACGCAAGCGACCGTCGGAATTCGCGCAGTCGACCACGGACTTAAACTTACGAACCGCCGCCTTCGCAGACGTGAGGCGCAGGCGAAGGAGTTCCTTCATCTCTTCCGGAATACCCTCGGCATTGATGAGCTTTTCGACCTCGGACTTCTGAAGGTTGTCCAACTGCATCCCGAATCGCTCGTTCAGATAGACGCGAAGTGCCTCCGTGCGGACGGCGTTGTCAAGGGCGCCTTTCGTAAGCTCAGCCGTCTTCTGACGGAGCCGCGCTTTTTCTTCTTCGGCATAGCGAAGGGCGGCATGCGCCAGGTCCATATCCATCAGCATCCCGCGGCGATTGATCCGGGCGTCCAGCGCCTGCAATGCGCGTTCCTGCTTGGAGACGTTGAACTTTGGCAAAAGCTTGAAGAGCGCTCGTTCAGCTTCAACGTCCAAGCGGCAGTAATTCACAAACCGCGCCCAATCGTCCGGATTCGTCTTGCGTGTTGCCCGACGAAGTTTCATGTGCTCGGGGCGCGGCTTGCAGAAAAGCTGCACCAGGCGCTTGCCGTCCAAGTCCTTGGCGTGGTCCTTGTCGAGCTTGTAGATCGCGGAAAGATCGGCCAAAGAGCCGGGAAGCCCGTGCTCGTAGGCGAGAACCATCGTGTCGATGACGTCTTCGGGCTTGAGATCGACGATGCCGAGGTAGTGGAGCACGACGGCATCGAAGTTCATGCCGTTATGCCAAACGCTTTTGGCCTTCCCGGCCTTCACGTCGTCCAAGGCCTGACGGAGATCGTCGGGCATCTCAGGCGTCACGGTCGCGTCCCACACTTTCGCGGGGGCGTCGCCGACGGCATAGCCGAAGAGTAAGAGTTCGGTAGATGGGTCCTCGGCGTACCGGTGCGAGCCCTTCTTAATGTCGCAGGCGCTATAGGACTCAATGTCCGCGTAAAGGTAATACATTCTGTGTCCCTTGTCGGTATTTCAGACGGTTTCGCAGAATGACGGGGGCGCACGGTTGCCCGTTTAGAACCGTAGGGGGAAGGAAATAGGGGGTAAAGCCCTGTTTCGTAGACCCTCGGCCGGAGGAGCGGTGCTCAGCTCTCACTGCACACGCCCCGGTCATTCTGCGGAACCGCCCGAAAGCGGTTCCGACAGCTATGTATTACCAGCAGTCTCCGGCGGCATCGGCGGTAGATTCGCCGGTCTCGCCGAGATCTTCGAAGTCCTTCTTCACGGCCGCGGCGGAGCCGGAGCCCGAGAGAGGCTCTCCCTCCTTGACAAGCTGCACGCCGTTGAGAAAGCACGTGATGCCCTGGGCGCCGTTCTTGTTGTAGGCGCTTAAGACGATGCTCGCATTCACCCAGCAGCCGCCGTAAGGCAGCCCGGATTCCTGCGTAAGATCGTTCTTACGCTGATCGATCACCGCCGGAGCCCCACGTTCAGCCGCGCGCTTGGCGTTGATCTGATAGGTGTTCTCGTCGTAGTCGCGCAGGCACCAGGACTGCTTGGAACCCTGGAAAGACTTGATCTTGTCGGCAGCCTTGTCGCCCCACTGGGCCTTGGCCGCTTCCGTGATCGCCGCCTTGATCTGCGCCGCTTGTTCGGATTCCTTCGGGATCAGAAGGCCGATACTGTAGCGCTTCTTGCCCATGAAGTCATCCGCTTCGTAGAGCTTGGGGTAGACACAGCGAACGTTTTTCGCAACAACTTTGACACTAGAAGCCATTTTTAGCTTTCCTTTATCTTTGGTTTAAAAAAGGTCTTCGACCGTATAGTCCGTCACGACGGGCGCCGCTTGTTCAGCCTTGGGGGCCGAAGCGACGTCTTGCGCACCGAACAAATCCTCAGTTTCAAGCGCGGGAGCGGGTTCTTGTGTCGCTACCACGTCGAAATCCGACTTCGTGCCCACTAACGCGGGGCGCTTATCCCATTCGGGTACCACAGACGGGGCACCATCGTTCTGCGTGATGTACTCCTGCAGGGCTTTCCACTGCCGCGGGCCGATGCTTCCGGCTTTGGCGGCTTTCTCAGCCTGCGTGGGCGTCACCAGCTTGTCCACGTAAATCAGGTCATGGCGCAAGCGCATCGCCTTCATGCGTTCTTCCGCGCCGTCGGTCCACTTGCGCGGCCCCTTGCGCCCGGCGACGATTTTGTAGCCCGGCACTGCATCGCCCGCCTGCAGGCGGCCCATGGCCGCGGCTCGGACGGCATCGCACCACTTCTCGATGGACTCGAGCCAGGGGAGCGCCTTTGCAAGGGCTTCGCCCGTTTCCGGAACGACGAGCACCGGACGATCGGCCTTAGCAAGCGGCAGAGGATCGAGCACTTCGAAGTCCGCTTTCGTCTCTGCCTGCACCACGCCTCGGAGCGCCGGGCACATGGCCTTCGCTTTGCAGAACCGGCACTGCACTTCGCCCGGAACGAGGTCGCCTTCGCGGAGGGCTTCGCCGTTTACCAGCGCCATCGCTTGTTCAGCCTTCTTCTTAGCGTCGTAGGCGAACTGATCGATCTGCTCGACCGTGGTTTCCCAAACCTGCGGTTCCGACGACAAGCGCGGCTGGAAGATCACCAGGCGCACGAGGCGAACACACTCGCGAATCCCCGGGTCGCGAAGGAGGGCGCTTGCGTACGTCATGATCTGCGGGTTCTCTTCGCACTTGACTGCGACGCCGCGGCCGTACTTAAAGTCAGCGACGACAAGCACGCCTTCGTGCGTGATGGCGCAGAAGTCGCACGTGCCTACGTCATCGGTATTGCCCGTGATGTGGCCGATGTTCACTTTCTGTTCTGCGTGCCAGCTGCGCGCCCCCGCCAGAAGGCCGGGCGCCGTCACCGTGCGGAGCACATTGGCCCAGGCGACGGCGGCTTCCACCATCTCTTCGTCTCCGACCAAATCGGCGCGGGCCTCGGTGTCGCACGTGAATTCGTTTATCGCCGCTTGTTCAGCCAAGGCGTGGGCGCGGGTTCCCTCTTGGGCATACTCGGACGTTTCGTCCGGCATATCCTTATAAAGCGACGGTGCGCCAACGCACGTGAGCCACGTAACGGCGGACGACGGGCTAAGCAGCGCGTGAGACATTGCCTTCTCCCAGGGCCTTGCAGTCCGCGACGAACTTCAAGAACACGTCGTTCGGAAGGTTCTGCGGGTTCTTCACCTTCGGCAGGCCGTCCGCACCGACGCCCGAGTACCTCTCGAAAATCTCGAGCACAGCGTTCTTGTCGATAGTGATCGCGCGTTTGATCCACGGCACCAACACGGCCGAGATGTCCTTTCTCACCTGATCGCTGACTTCTTCGATGTGCTCGAGCTGCACCGGGAAGGCGCCGTATGGGTTCTGGGCTTGTTCCGCCTGAGGCTTGTCGGCGGGTGCCGTGGCCTTTACCAGCGCGGGTTCGGCGGGCTTTTCGGCTGGTTCATCGGCAGGTGCCGCTTGTTCAGCTTGTTCAGCTTGTTCAGCTTGTTCAGCTTGTTCAGCTTGTTCAGCCTGGGGCCGTGCCTGCAGCGTCCCTTCGGCAATTACGCGGGTGCGCGTTTCGATTCTGGGCTGATACTCGGGCTTGCCGGTGTCGCGGCGCTGCGCCAGCTTTTCCTTCAAGGTGTCTGGTTCGTCTTCGGGGATATACCGCTTACGGTTCTTCCCTTCTACGACACGCTTGGCCGCTTGTTCAGCTTGTTCAGCTTGGGGCAACCCGAGCCCTTTGAGGCAGCCTTCCAGCGTGATCAGCCGGGCGATAAGGCCCTTGTTGGCCTCAGCCAGTACCCTATTAGATTCGACCAATTGGCCTAAGGTTTCTTCAATACTCATAATAATTTCTCCGTAGAGTGCGCCGAAAAGTTGGATAAAGCACGTACCCAAACGGCACGCCGCCCGGCTCAAATGAAACTAGAATTTCAGATAGACTTGCGGAATTGGCCGCTTGTTCAGCCTATGGGAGCCGTCTATGCGCAATGACGTCTGCCCGAAGCCGCCGGGCGATAAATCTGCGGCTGCAATGGCCAGCGCGCTAAGAGATACAGACGCCGCCATTGATACCGTCAAGGCCTTATCTCACGAAATACAGATACACGCGCACGCCGTGGTGGAATTAACTCAGGAATGCGAACGCATCCGGGAGAAAATCCGCAGCGTTGACGAGCGCGTTTACCCGCCCGATTGGGGAAAGGCCGATTTACCGTAAGGCCGCTTGTTCAGCCTTGCGCCTTTTCAACTTTTCAAAAGGAACAAGTAAGCGGATTCGCTCAAATCCGCTTGCGTGTTCCCCCCCCGGCTGCCTGAGCCGGGGGTCGGGTTTCTTACGCCTCTTCGCGGTCGCCTAGCGTCGTGGTCTTAAGCGTGAAGCGCACGCCGCTCCAAGTACCGACCGGCTCTGTGCATGCGGCATCGGCGTACACGATGCCCGCATCTATCTCCCAAAAAGTGGGAGTTATCCGGGCGGCTACCGCCCCCGTTTTTCCGTCGACTACTACCCAAGCGGGGAGATGGACGTCAGAAGCGCCCCTCTTGTGCACGGCCTTCAAGTAGCGGTGCTTAAGACTGGCGGCGCAGTCGCTGACTTCAGTGCTGCAAAGTGCCCGGCAGACTTTTACCGCCTCACGAAAAGTGCGGGCTAAGACCGCCTGCAGTTTGGCCCCGCGTTCGCCCGTAAAGACTCCGTCTTGCACGACTACGTATGCCATCTTTAAGCCTCCCCGCTCCCGACGCACTCTTTTAAAAAGTCAAGAGCGTCTGACTTTGCCGCTTCGATGGCGGCGCAGCGGGCTTTAGAAAGCGACCGATAAAGCGCCGCGGGACCGCCCACCGCGTCTTCGATGGCCGCCACCTCTTCGGCGGTGGCTTCTCGATAGTCGCCAGTCGTCTCGCTGTAAGACATGATCGGGGCGTCGTCGTCCCAAAAGTCAAAAGTCCCGTCCGCAAGCCACGCGGCGAAAAAAGTTTGGCTGTACACTCGCCCGTCAAGCTCGAAACGCACGGACCCGCTGGGCGTCCATACGCCCGCAAGCTCTTCCGCGCTCGTGCGGTCGATCGGGCTCATCTCGCCGTGGATCTCGCCTGTGACGGCGAGTGCGCCCGCTTTAACTTCACGCCCAGTGGCGGCTAAATACGTATACATTTTCATTTCCTTCACTTGTAAGTGGTTGAAAAATTCCCGTGGATGGCGCCGCGCCGATGCAGCGCAACCGGGTGAGATTTTCAGGCTTTTACTTTTTCGTCTTCGTCGTAGGCGCCACGGATCTCATACCGGTACGAGGCGGGGTTATCTTCGAGGTACGCGTAAGCCTCTTCTACCGCGGCAGTGTCGATGCCGTCGATGTCGTCGATCTGCGCGAGGTAAGCGCCGTCGCAGAGGGCGTCCAGCAGCGCTTGCGTAGAGGCCCCGGCGGGTGCGTCGTCAGTCACGCGATCGATGATCCTGCGGGCGACGGGGCTGAGCGTGGTGGTGGTGGTGCTGGTCATTTTCTATTTCCTTCCCTTAAAAAATCGTCGTTTTCATCCAGCGCGTACGTGGCCTTTAAAGCCGCCCGCATATGCGCTAGCGCGACGCTGACGTAGGTAGCTTTGATTTGCATTTTTGCTATTTCCTATCTTTGACTGGGGGGCGTTCGCTTTGGGTACCTCACTATCCCTTGCTGAACACTTCGTATACTATACCCATTCGCTTTGGGATGCGGTTTCGAATGCGGGTTTTTCAATTTCGTTTGACAAAAGTCAAACTTTTTGCGCGTTTGGGATGCGCGCTTAGAGCCCGCTTTGCTTTTACGCGGTCTAAGCACGGCATAAAAGCGCGCTTAGAGCGCGCTTTGTCTGCACGAGGGGGCGGAGAGTGTGGGGATCTGCGAAAGAGTGCGCTGTCTTAGTGCGTGCTAGAGTGCACACTTCGGCCTGTCTTTCTTTGGGGGGCTTCGCCGCGAGACAAAGTGCCAAACTCCTCCATTTTTTAGCAAGTCCTATACGCGTAGAGAAAAGGAAGGAAAAGAGAGAACCTCTCTCTCACTCGCGTACGGGAAGGGGGTTTGCGGAAAAGTGAAAAAGTTTGTGCACTTTGTTTCGCCGCTGGGTCGATGGATCGATGGATCGAGGGATCGAGGGACCAGCATCTTTCCCCACGACGACCTACCCCCTCGAGACCGCCGCGCGCGCCGCCAACTCCCGCCGAACTTGGCGGCCGCCACCATCGAATCGCGCGGCGCAGCGCCCCCGTCGGATCGACGTTTTTCGAAATCGTTTTTCGACCCCCGGGGGCCCCATTTTCCAAGCGTCGATCGTGGGGGTACCCCACCGACCGACGGCCACAAAAAATTTTCATTTTTCACTTTTAAGGGTTTTCCCCGATACCGCACAGACCCTGCAATCGGTTTAATTTGCCTCATGAACGCAATCGACAAAAACGCCATCGGCCGTCGCATCGGGGAAGGCCACCCACGAGCGAAGTACACCGATTCCACCGTCCACGGGATCATTGCCCTAGCTCAGCAGGGCATCACTCTCAAGGCGATTGCGAAAACGCTTGACATGCCGTACCCGACCGTAAGGTCAATCGTCTCCGGCCGAACACGGCAGCAGACGCCTGACCCCGAGAGGTAACGACGACGTGGGACGAAAAGACAGCTTGAAGCCCCTGCGCCAAGGCATCCGGAGTGAACTCGTACAGCGTGTCGCTGAACGATGCGATCCGGTTCCTAAGGCCGCAGGACGCATGACGGAGGAGATCGCTCAGCACGCTCTCCAATGGATTGCCGAAGGCGGCTCGGTAACGAGCTTTGCGATGGAATGTGGTTTGCACCGCCAGACGATCGCAACGTACCTGAAGGCCAACCACCCCGACGAACTCTCGGCGGCCAAGGCTGAAGGGTACGACGCTCTTGCGGACGACTTGCTCTCTATCGCTTCAACACCCGTTGAGATGGTGGAAACCGTCGAGACGACGGACGCGCGAGGCGGAGTCACCACGACGGTCAAGCGGGGCGACAGTGTTCTTGCACGGCAGCTCACGGTGAAAACCGCGCTCTCCATGCTCGAACGCCTGGCGCCTGAGAAGTACGGCAGCCGCACCACGGTAGACGTCAACGTCTCCCTGGCGCAGCAAATAGCGGCAGCACGAAGCCGCGTGCGTGAGATGGGCAAAGCCGAGGTCGCAAGCCCCGCCCTCTGCCCTCCTGAGCCCGAGGTCGAGGACTTGTTCTGACCCCGCGTCATTGCGGTGGTCGACCGAAGCTGAGGCACGCACAAAAGTCGTGGCACGATTTGCCCGACGGGTTTGAAAAAGTAGTGAAACGCGAGTAGCCAAAAAGCGATGAAAAGCCCAATACGCCAAAGCAAAGTAGACGAACCCTCGACCCTGACGGCTTGCGTCTATTTCCGGCTGGGGGAAGTAGAAAGAACGAGCGCCCCCGGCAAGCTCGTGAAAAACCGGGGACCAATTCCTTGCATCTGGGCGTTCACCCGGAGAGCGTCCGGACAAAAGTAATTCCCGCGACTAACGCAGACTGTCGCTGCGCCAAAGCGGGCTAATTCCTTTCGAATGCAGAGGGGGCGTAGCCAAGCGGTAAGGCATCGGATTTTGACTTCGTTTACCGGTGGTTCGAATCCATCCGCCCCTGCCAAAGAATTCGGCTTGGTAGCTCAGTCGGTTAGAACACGAACGAGTCGCCGGTTCGAATCCGGCCAAAGCCTTAAAAATTGACCCGCCACACTGAGCTTCCGACGCCGCGCCCTCTGATCTGAGGGGAAGCCCGCCGGATGATGTGCAACACGGCGGGCTGTCTAATACCATACATACTGAACCTTTGTTTGTATGGCCTCCTGCCCCACCCCGAGCGCAGACGGGGCGCCCCCCTTTATCGGGCAATTGCTGGGGGCGTCGATCTGAACGACTCAATGGCAGCCGCGGCGCTTTCCTGCGAGATCGCGTGCTGTTTGACCTTGTCCAGGAGATACTTGGGGAATTTGCCCTCAACGTAAGTTCGCAACCAAGCACGAAACACCGGAAGCGAGCTTTCTGGATAGACATAGACCTTCTGGGGGTTCGACAGGGCTTGGCGGTAGTATTCTGGGTAGTTGTGAAGAAACTGCTGACGCTTACCAAACTTCTCGTCGTACCCCTCCTTCACCCATAGCTTTGACCACAGCATACCGACGGAGATATCCGGGATCACCTTATCCGTGATGATGAGCCCGGCCCGAATCAGCGGAACGATGATCGGAGCGATTTCAGAAAATACGCAGTAGTAGCCGGCGGGCACGGCATTTTCAACTACGTCTACCCGATCAGCCCAATACCGCCAGTTGCTGAGGAATTTCGCTTCTGGCGAGTAGCCGACCCCCTCATACACGAAGCGGCGGAAGGACAGCTTGGCAAGCTTCCGGAACGCCCGGATAGCAGCGTCGGTAGGTGATGCGGCGTCAAAGGCGTAATACTCTAAAAGCGCCATGCAGACGGGTTCGGTGTACGCGTTGGTAGGAATGCCGTTTACCTCGCAGCGGATAAAGAGGTTCGGTTCTGTATACCCGGCCTCCTTGAGCTTTTGATCGATGCTCTTTCCGCGGGGCCGAAGCCGGGCTTCTGACCAACTGGCCGCCAACTCACCCAGCACCGAGCGAGCGATACCACACAGTTTGGCGAGGCCCTTTTCCGAGAGGTAAGGCGTCCCGTTTTCGAGTACGCCCATCACAATACCGTCGTATTCCGCCTGCTTTTCAACGTGGAAAAGGTTGATTTCGGTACCTGCCGCTATTTTGGCGATTTCTGCGTCTAACTCTTTGATATTCATGGTTTTACCCCCTGCCGTCAAATCCATCTTTTTCTCAGTCATAAGCCCTCCTGAAGGAGCTAGCCTAGCTCTTCATCACTTGGACGACGATCGTTGCAACAAACGTCACTAGCGCGAGCAGGTTGAAGACATCCCGCATAGCCCTCTCATGGGGCTTCTTGAAACCGCGGGCGGCTAATGCGAACATCCCCGCCGCCATAAACCCCCAAGCCATAGGGCCAATGATCCAAGCGAGAAGCATCATCCCGGCCCCCGCGGCGGCAACAATCAACGTTATCTTAAACTCACCCATCCTATTCTCCTCAGATATCCCACCGCGCCAGAGCGCACACCGTCGCGAGCACCCGGTCACAGGGGATTCGGCGCCCATCAGCGTCCATTAGGTCCTTATCCCCGCCATAGCGTCGTACGACAGGCAATCGCGAGATCGGCGCCATCGCAAGTACCAGCTCCTCGTAGATCGGGGCGTAGCCCGTCGGCTGCAGTATGAGGTAAAGGATATCTCCCACTCGTACGTCGGGCTCCATTGCCATTCCCCGCTTGACCTCAGTCGCTACGAGGCCGCGAACCGTTGCTACCGGGAAAGGGGGCCAAGCGACCCACCTTTGCGCCTTCTCCCCAACGGCTTGCATATCCACATTTTCTCCGCACAGATCGTCGACGCTCTCTGCCTTGAGGACAGGGACACGATTCGCCGGCGCTACGGGTGTAGCTTTCGCCACCGGAACTTGGGGCAGCGGCAAGGGTGAGTTGAGGATGGCTTCGCTTTCCAGATCCTCGGGGCGGACGCCGAGGGCGTCAGCCATAGCTTTCAGGGTATAGGGTCTGACCGTTTTGGCTGTGCCTTGGTAAACGTTCCAAAGCGTGGACGGGGCGAGTCCCGCCTTCCGGGCGAAGGCGTTGAGGGTAAGTCCCGCCTTTTCTGCGAGGGTTTTCGCAACAAAACCGACCGTTTTGGTATCTGGCATACGTGATCTCCTTTGACCGTCAGGCTAGCAGGTTTAGCCGTCTGCCCGTGACAAGGTGATGAACACTTGCGTGACAATCCTTCTTTCTGTATTATACCCAAAGCATTCAGTTTGGGATAGAAAGTTATCCCTTAACGGATGGCGATACAAATGGAGGTTTAGCATGAGTAAAAAGCCGTTGAACAAGGTACAACGCGACAAGCTTAAGAAGCTGCAGAATCGGCTCTACGGTTTAAGCGCGTATGGGCGAGCCGCGCAGGTGGAAATTAGTTGGTGGCGCGCAAACGTAAGGGACCTCGTGGGCAGCCGAGCGCGTTTTCACAAGGCTCGCGAGGCGTCAGATACCGATTTCTCGCAAGCGGAGTTAAAGAAAATGCAAAAGGATTTAACCCGGGCGTCAGACGTTATCGCCGAGATTCGAAGTGAAATTCTTGAGATTGGAAATAATCTACCGAAATATTTAGAGGAGATTTACAGTGATTAAAGAAAATGGCCGGTATTTAATCGAATCGGGTTATAGCATTTGCGCGATTACCCCGGGGCAAAAACGGCCGATGGGCGACGGCTGGAATGAACACCCGCTGACGATTGAAAACTGTGAAACGGAAACTGCCCGCGGAATGGATTTAAAAGGATGCGGTATAGGCATTATCTGCGGGACGGAAAATAATCCGGTTTGTGGTTTGGATTTTGACGTGCCCGATGCGCAGCTTGCATACGACCTCCGGATAAAAGTTGAAAGCATCATTAACGACGATGTGTTTTGCCCTCCGGCTTACCGGCAAGGGGAGCCCCCTAAGTTCTTAATCCCCGTGCGGCTAAAAACAAAAAACGTGCGGTATAAGCTATTTAAGGAAGGCGCTCAGGCCGGGCTTGATATTCTTTCTGGGGACGGGGCCAGCCAATTCGTCGCGTTAGGGCGACACCCTAAGGGATTCGATTACACGTGGCATCAGTGCCTCAAGGCGGACACGGGCCCGATCCCAGCGTATGATGAACTTCCTGAAATTACGGAGGCGCAGCTCGAAGAGGTCAAGGGCGCCTTCTTCGAGATGTTGGCTGGCGCAGGCTATTCGGAAGGAGCGGCGTCGGCCGTGGCCGCGCAGACATCGGACGCCGTACTCGACAGGTTGCTGACGCCCGAGCGTCCGCGGCTTTCGCTGACGCTTGAGCAGGCTGAGAAGTATATTCAAGCGGTAGACGGTAGTTCGCGCGATCCGTGGCTGTGGGTCGGTATGGCGCTTAATCATCAGTTTGGCGACACCGAGCAGGCGGATGACGCCTTGCTTCTTTGGGATAAGTGGAGCCAAACTCAGCCAAAATATCAGGGCTTTGAAGACCTTAAAACCCAGTGGAACAGCTTTGACCCCAAGCGCAAGGGTGGAAGGACTATGCGCTGGGTAGTCGCTGAGTGGCGAAGGAAACGGAATCCTGACGCCGCAGCGATGACTGAGATGGGGCGTGCGTATCGCTTTGTGGAAGAGTACGGCGATAAGTTCCGCTTTGATTTGGACGCTAAAAAATGGTATTTCTGGGGCGGGGTTCATTGGCGGCAGATTACGATCGATGAACTCGGGCAGTACGTAGCCGATATCCTTGGCCCGATTCTTTTAGAGGATATCGCGGCGGCGCATCCATCCGATGAAGAAAAGAAGCCCATGCTGGCTTTCTATAACCGTTGCCAAACGATCAGAGCACAAACGGCACTCAGCGTCCAACTTTCGCGTATGGCGGCGTTTCACTGCCATACATGCGACTTTGACAAAGACCCGCGTTTCTTTGGCGTTGCCAACGGGGACGTCAATCTTGAGACGGGCGCACTCGAAGCGCCTGACCCCAAGCGCATGATTACCCGTTGGTCAAACGCTAGATACGACGAGAACGCGAAAGCCCCGCTCTGGGAAAAGGCCATTTCCGATATCTTCTTCGACGATACGGAAATGGTTGAGTACATGCAAAGGCTTTTTGGCTACGCCATGCAGGGCACGGCGTGTGAACAGCGATTCTTTGTACTTTACGGGGACGGGGCCAACGGTAAGTCAACGATTATTGACACCATCGCCTACGTCTTCGGCCAGTACGCAGGAAATCTTTCTCCGGAAGCGGTGACTTCCAAAGGGCGCGCTCCGGATAGCTCCGCCTCCGGACCGAAGCCTGAGATTGCCGCTTTACGCGGTCGGCGTTTCGTGTACATCGAAGAAACGGAAGCCGACGCTAAGCTACGTGAAGCGAACGTTAAAAAGCTGTCAAGTCAGGGCTTTGTTGAAGGGCGTGCGCTGTACTCTAACAGCATGAGCATCCCGGTGACGTGGGCTCCGTTTATGGCTACGAATTACGTCCCACGTGTCCGCGGCTCCGACGGCGGTATTTGGCGGCGCTTTGTCAAAATCGCGTTTAACCGAAACTTTGAAACGGACGATAAGGTACCTCGCGATCGCGACATTGATAGGAAGCTGAAAGCCGAGTTGGACGGTATTTTCATGTGGTGCCTACGCGGTGCAACGGCCTACCGGCGGATGGGATTGCGCACTCCGAAAAAGGTGGAAGACGACGTTCGGGAGTACCAAAAGTCGCAAGACCTGTTTCGTGAGTTTCTGGACGATGAGTGCGACCTTAAGGATAAAGAAGCCAAGATATCCATTCAGAGCTTCTTTAACGCCTGGAAGCGCTGGTACGACGGCGGCTTTGTCGACCGGGATTATGGGACTAAACAGACGATTTCTGAAAAGCTGAAACGTTGGGGCGTGTCGAAAGCAAAGGCCCGCATCAATGGTTCGCAGTGCTGGTGCTACGTCGGGGTTAAACTGAAAGACGCCGAAGACCCTTTCTAATGAACACATGACTCTTTAACCTCCTCGAAGAATGCCCTCAATGATTTTCATTGGGGGCATTCTTCATGGCGGACGATTATCTCGCCGAGGAGTTGGCTCGCTGCTACAGCGACCCGCTCCGCTTTGTCCTATGGGCATTCCCGTGGGGCGACCTTCCCGAAACCAAACTCGTAGAACTTCCCGAGCCGTGGGCGTCCAAGTACCCTGGCTGTAAGTATGGTCCGGATACCTGGGCGTGCGAATTCTTGAACGACATTGGTCGCCAAGTCCGTGAGCGGAACTTCGACGGACGGCACGCAGTAGACCCCATCAAGATGGCCGTCGCCTCGGGGCACGGCATTGGGAAAAGTGCCATCACCGCCTGGATCGTTTGCTGGATCATGGCGACCCGCCCCAACTGCAAAGGCGTCGTCACCGCCAACACCGCTTCCCAGTTGGAAACGAAGACGTGGGCTGAGATAAAAAAGTGGTTGAACCGCTCTTTGGTGCGCGATCTGTTCGAGCTGAAGGCCACCTCGATTGAAGCGAAGGAGTCCCCCGAATCGTGGCGTGTGGACGCCATCACCTGTCGCGAAGAACAAGCCGAATCCTTCGCCGGTCAGCACGCCGCCTCCTCCACCTCCTTCTACATTTTCGATGAAGCCTCCGCCATTCCGGAAGTCATCTATGACGTGGCTGAAGGCGGCTTGACCGACGGCGAACCGATGATGTTCCTCTTCGGAAACCCGACCCGTAACTCCGGACGATTCTTCGAGTGTTTCCATAAGCGTGCGAAGTACTGGAACATTCGCCGCATCGACAGTCGCAGCGTGGCGATCTCCAATAAAAAGATCATCGCCCAGTGGAAAGAAGAATACGGTGAGGACTCCGACTTCTTCAAAGTCCGCGTGAAGGGTGAGTTCCCGAGCCAGGGTTCCGATCAGTTCATCCCCGCCGAACTCGTGCGCGTCGCCATGGCTCGCGGTACTCCCGTCGTGAACAAGGCGACCTGCGCCGTCATCGGCGTGGACGTGGCGCGATTCGGCGACGACGACACGGTGATCGCCACTCGCATCGGCAAAGACGGCACCATGCCTCCGAAGCGATTCAACGGCCTTAAGACGACGGAAGTCGTCGCAAAGGTCAAGGAGCACATCCGCTACCTCAAGCGTGTCCTGGGGATCGATCGCATCTACTGCTTCATCGACGAAGGCGGCGTCGGCGGCGGCCCGGTGGATATTCTGCGCGACGACGGCTTTCCCGTGCGCGGGGTGAACTTCTCCCTTGCTCCGGACGACAAGGACATCTACCCCTACAAACGCGAGGAGATGTGGGGACGTATGGCAAAGTGGCTCGAAGAGGGGGCGCTTCCCATCGACAAAGACCTCGAAGAAGACCTGATCACTCCCACCTACTCCATCGACGTAAAAGGCCGCCGCAAGCTTGAAAGTAAGGCCGACATGAAAAAACGCGGTTGCCGATCGCCTGACGCAGGCGATGCTTACGCCCTTACCTTTGCTTACCTCGTGGACGAATTCAGCGAATACAGCTCTCACGAACGCGGACGCCGAGCCGCACAAGCCCGGCGCTCTTACAACCCTAGTGAACATTGGAGGCCCGCCTATGGCCGACGTTAAACAAATTGCCTGGGCTTACCTCGTGGCGCGTCCCGAATTTATGCCCCTCGCGGATGCGTACGCGAAGCAAGCCGGGAATCCCGAATTCGGCCAATGGCGGATCAACAAGGACTGGTACGCCGATCTTGAGCGCTCCGGGCTTGGACAAGCCTTCGGCGTTTTTGAGGACGACAAACTCGTGGGCTTTGCCTACACCGTTCTCAACGTCCAGCCCCATTTCACGAGCATCACCGTCCTTGCAGTGGACGCGATCTACGTCGCCCCTGACGCCCGCAAGAAGAATGGCGGCCTCGCCCTTTTGCGGGCGCTCAAGGCCCACGCCAAGGCGATGAAAGCCGATGGTCTTCTCCTCGGCGCGAAGTTGAACACCGACGCTCACCGCCTTTACGAGGCCGTGGCTAAACCGATGAACACCCTTTTTTGGTGGCAGGTATGAACGAAATCAGTCACCTCGAAACCGGCTTTGCTGCCATGAGCCGCGAGGATATTGCAAAGATTCGCGGCATCCGCGAAGTCCTCAAGAAAGAACTCGTCGCGAACCCCGACGCTGAGGTTGAAATCCCCTGCGAGCAACACCTTCACGCGGGGTTCTACTCCCGCACGATCTTTATCCCGAAGGACACCGTAGCCGTCGGCGTGACGATTTTGAAAGACACGCAGCTCGTGATCTCAGGGCACGTGCTCATGAATGACGGAACACATGTGGTGGAAATTGAGGGCTACCGTGTCCTCGAATGTAAGGCGGGTCGGGCGCAGATCGCTCGGACGCTGAAGGACACCTACATGACGATGAGCTTCGCTACCGACGCCAAGACCGTTCGGGAGGCCGAAGACGAATTTACCGATGAACCCGAACAACTTTTGACGAGGACGAAATGTCAGGGGTAGCTCTTGGAATTTCTGCGGCGGCCGCCGTCGCCGGTGTGGCCGCCAGTGCGCATGCCGCTAATAAGCAACAGAAGGCCGCCGATCGCGCGGCGAAGCTGCAGCAGCACGAAAACGAAGTGAACCGAGCCAATCAGATGGCGAGCATGCGTCAGGCCAATCAGCAACAGGCAGACCTTGACGGCATTCTTGACGCCAACACCGGGGCAGCCAACGGCTCGACGATGCTTACCGGCGGCCTGGGCGTAGATAAGTCTAAGCTCAATCTCGGCAAGGGTTCGACGCTCCTCGGGGGTTAAGCATGGCCGAATCCATTAAGGAACGCTGCAACAAGCGCTGGCTGGCGTTGAAGAACGAACGCTCCTCGTGGGTAAGTCAGTGGCGCGACATCAGCGAAGTGCTTCTGCCCCGCTCGGGGCGTTTCTTGGTGGACGCCAACAACAAGGGCGACAAGGGCTATCGGCACATCCTCGACGGTACCGGAACGCGTGCTCTGCGCACCCTCGCGGGTGGCATGATGGCGGGTTTGACCTCCCCCGCCCGTCCGTGGTTCCGTCTGACGACACTTGATCCGGAGCTCGACGAGGACTACGAGGTCAAGGAGTGGATGAGTAAGACCACTGAGAAATTGCAGATGGTCTTCAACCGCTCGAACGTCTACCGCTCCTTGCATACCGCCTACGAAGAACTCGGCGCATTCGGCACGTCGGCGACGATTGTGCTTGACGATTTCGATCGGGTGATCCACTGCATGCCGCTTACCATCGGCGAGTACTGCATTACATCCGACGCCCGCGGGCGAGTGAACGCGCTTTACCGTGAATTCCGTCTGACGGCCGAAATGATGGCCGCGGAATTCGGTTACGCGAATTGTTCGACAGCCGTTCGGCAAGCCATCGATCAAGGCAACTATGACACCTGGTTCCACGTCGTTAACGCGATTGAGCCGCGCAATCTTCGAGACCCGAGAAAGCTCGACAACAAGAACATGGCCTATCGGTCGGTTTATTTTGAGCCTCAGGCAGACGGTGACAAGCTTCTTCGCGAATCTGGTTTCCGCCAGTTCCCGGTTCTCGGCGCCCGTTGGCTGGTTACGGGCGGTGACATTTACGGCACGTCGCCCGGGATGGAAGCGGTCGGGGGTCTGCGCAGTCTTCAGGCGAACCAACTCGCAGCAGACCGCGCGGTTGAGTACCAGTCGAACCCGCCGATTATTGTTCCCACGGACTTGAAGGACGACGAGACCGACATCCTTCCGGGCGGCATCACCTATGCGGACAACGTCGGGCAGGCGCAGATCATCAAGCCGCTGTTTGACGGTGCGAACTTCCGTACGGACACCCTGCAGTTAAAGATTCAGGATACGCGCCAGCTCATCAACGAAGCCTTCTACAAAGATATTTTCCTCATGCTCACGGAGCAGGGCGGAAACCGCATGACGGCCACCGAAGTCGCGGAACGCCACGAGGAAAAGATGCTGATGCTGGGGCCGGTGCTCGACCGTCTGAACACCGAGATGCTCGACCCGCTGATCGCGCTTTCCTTTGAGCGTTTACTGCGCGTGGGTGCTTTGCCCGAAGTCCCTGAAGCTCTGCAGGGGGTGGAGCTAAACGTGGAATATACGTCCATCCTTGCGCAGTCACAGAAGGCCATTACGACGAATGCCGTGGACCGTTTCACGAACAACCTCGGTGTGCTCGCGGGTTTGAAGCCCGAACTTCTCGACAAGTTCGATACCGACTACTGGGCGGACTACTACGCCGACGCTTTGGGCATCGATCCGCGGTTGATCGTCCCGGGCAAACAAGTCGCGCTCATCCGTCAGCAACGCGCCCAACAGCAGGCCCAGCAACAACAGCTCGCCAACGCCGAACAGGCAAGCGCCGCCGTTCGAAATGTGGGTGGTCTCGACAAGCTCCAAAGCATGGCCCCGAACGAGATTCAGGGCATGTTCTCGGGGTATTGATACATGAGTACGAACTATGGCCGAAGAATCCCTTCAGCAAGAAAAAGCGCGGCTTGCAGAAATCCGCAGAGCACAGGCGGCCGAAGACTTCCGTCTCCTTATGAATGAGAAGTGGGGACGCCGCCTCGTCTACGGATGGCTCTCTGACGCGAGGGTGTTCAACACCACCTTCAACCCTGCATCGCAGAACCCGGGGGTGGATATGGCCTTCGCGGAGGGGAGAAAGCAAGCCGGTTACAAGTTACTTGACCGCGCCCTTCGGGCAACGCCCGAACAGTACGCGCTCATGATGAAGGAAAACCAGCATGCCTGAAGAGACACAGACCCCGGAAACGACGCAAACGGCTACGACGGAAACGACGCAGACGCTTGCCGAAGGTACGCATACGCAGACCGCAGACCCCGCGCCTGCAGTCACGGAACAGACGCTCCTCAATCAGGGCGAACAGCAGGCCGCCGAAGCCGCCGCGCAGGCGCCCGAAAGCTATGAGGCGTTTACGGACGCGCAGGGGAACCCCGTCTCGAATGAGGACTTCAAGGGCTTTACACAAGTCGCGAAGTCCGTCGGTCTCTCGCAGGAAAACGCGCAGAAGATGTTCAGCGCGATGTACGGCGAAGCCGACAACTACGTCCGCCGCCGCACGCAGGAATTCGCGGCGCAGTGGGCCGAGCAAAGCAAAGCCGATCCCGAATTCGGCGGAGCCAATTTCAATCAGAACATGGGGCAGATCGCGACCGCCTACAAGCAGTTCGCGACCCCCGAACTTAAGCATTTGCTTGACGCATCCGGCCTTGGAAACCACCCCGAGGTCATGCGACTTTTCTATCGGGTGGGGAAAGCTCTTTCTCAGGACACGGGGGTTAGGGCGCAGGGTGCTCCGGAGCAGCAACACCGGATGTTCCCTAAGAGCAATATGGTTGTATAGGAGCAGTTATGGCAGTACTCAATACCGCTATTACTAACCCGACGCTCGCTGATCTTACTTCCCGTATGACGCGGGAGGGCAAGATTGACCCGAGCATCATCGAAGTCCTGAACGAGACGAACGAAATGCTGTCCGATCTCGTTTGGAACGAAGCGACGGGTGTCACTGAAAACGTCACCACCGTCCGCAGCGGTTTGCCGTCTGTCGCGTGGCGTCGTTTGAACTACGGCGTTCAGCCCTCGAAGTCCAAGACGAAGCAAATCTCGGACTCTCTGGGTATGCTCGAAGCCTACGCCGAAGTCGATAAGAAACTCGCAATGCTCAACGGCAATACCGAAGCGTGGCGTGCCTCTGAAAATGCGCCGTTCATTGAAGCGATGAATCAGGAGTTCCAACACGCCCTGCTTTATGGCGACTGCGCGAAAGACCCCGCCAAGATTCTCGGCATCATGCCGCGCTTCTGCACGGGCGTGAAGTCCAAGGCTGAAAATGCCGTGAACGTCATCGACGCGGGCGGTACGGGCCCTAACCTCACCTCCATCCTTCTGATGGTGTGGGGCAAGAACACGATGTATTGCTCGTACCCGAAGGGCATGGTGGGCGGCCTTCAGCACGAAGACCTGGGTGAAGTAACGCTTGATGACGCGGACGGCGGCCACTATCAGGGCTACCGCTCTCACTACGAATGGAACGTCGGCTTTACGATGCGCGATTGGCGCTACTGCGTCCGTATCGCCAACATCGATTGGTCCAAGCTCGATCCTGATCCGAGCAAGGAAGGTAGCGCCGATCTGCGCGCCCTCATGATCAAGGCATTGAACCTCTTGCCGTCCATGAACAACGGACGTGCCGCGTTCTACTGCAACCGCACGATCAAGACGTATTTCGAACAACAGCTCGAAAACCGTTCGAATGTGTGGCTTACGCTCGATCAATCCGAGGGTCGCTCGGTCGCCCGCTTCCGCGGCATTCCGATCCGTCGCGTCGATGCGATCAGCAACTCGGAATCCAAGGTTCCCTTCTCTTAAGGAGTAAGCATGATTACCGATCAACTGTTGGTACTGGCGGACAATCAGGCTTTAACGAAGTCCGCCCCCTCGACGAACGTCGTTGACCTCCTGCAGGACAAGCCCACGCCGGGTATGAGCAAGTTGCTCCACCTCTGCGTGATCGTGAACGAAGCCATCACGGGTACGTTGCAACCGATCCTTGAAGACTCGGCGGACAACTCGACTTACACGACGGCGGCTTCCGGCCCCTTGATGACGGCGCCTGCCGCAGGCACCATCGTCTACATCCCGGTGCCCTTCGAGACGAAACGCTACCTGCGTTGCAACTGGGGCGGTGCTCCGACGGCGGGTAAGGTCACGGCCCACTTCACTTGGGATTTGCAGGTCAATCACGGCTTTGCTCAGCGCCCGGCGCTCGACAATCAGCCCGTGGCTTAACGGTCTCATCTGAGAGTCTCCTTTCGCCCCTTCTTATCCCGAAGGGTTTCGCCCGCCTCGTGCGGGCGCTTTTTTAGGAATGAAGACAATGGCAAACGCCGTCACGATCTGCAATATCGCGCTTTCCCGCGTTGGGAACAAGGCGAACGTCTCGTCCATCGATCCGCCGGACGAGTCCACGGAAGCCGAGGCTTGCGCTCGCTTTTACCCGTTGGCACTCGGAACTTTGCTCGACGAACACAACTGGAGTTTTGCGACGAAGCGGGCGACACTGGCGCTCCGAAACACGGATGCGACACCGTGGGCTTTCGCCTATTCCCTGCCCTCCGACTGTCGGCACGTCATCGCCGTAGAGCGCACGGACGAAGGCGCGGCCACTTGCGATATGCCGTGGGGTAAGCAACTGCCCGTGGGTTATATCAACCCGCGGTTGGACAATTACCGCACGAATGCCTTCGAGGTCATGGCCAGTGACAGCGGGCTGTTGCTTTGCACGAACGTGCGCAACGCCCGTGTCCGCTACGTCATGGCACAGCCCTCCGCCTCCTCTTTCCCGTCGGCCTTCACAGAAGCGCTGACGTGGTTGCTGACAACCTATCTGGCCGGGCAGACGATCCGTGGAGAGGAAGGCTTCAACTTCGCAGGCGCGTGCAACAAGTTCTACAAGGAGGCGTTGGAGAAGGCCAAGAAGCGCGACTGCACGCAGGCGTATACCGCCCGCCGCCATATGCCCAACGGAGTCTTGGTACGATGAACAAGGTTATTCAGAATTCCTTCACGGGCGGGGAACAATCGCCCGCGATGTTTGGACGCATCGACGATCAAGGCGGCTATCAGGCGGGGTTGGCAAAGTGCGAGAACTTCATCGTTCTACCCCAGGGGCCGGTTCAAAATCGCGCCGGGTTCGAGTTTGTGCGCGCGGCAAAGTATGCCGATAAGAAGTGCATCCTCATCCCATTCGCGTTCAACACTTCGCAGACGACGGTGATCGAACTTGGGGAGAAGTACGCGCGATTCCATACGGAGGGCGCGACGCTTCTGGGCTCTAACGGTCAGCCCTATGAGGTCGAGACGCCCTACTTTGCAAGCGACTTGGAGGAGATTCACTACGTTCAGTCCGCCGACGTTATTACCCTTGTGCATCCCGCCTACGCCCCGCGGGAACTTCAGCGCTACGGGCCTGCGGACTGGCGCTTGAGGGTCATTGACTTCGGTAAGCCCATTGACGCGCCAACGGGCCTAGCGGGCACCTACGCGTGCTCTGCCAAGACCGACGTCGTAACGCAGGACATGCGCTCGATGTACACGATTCGCTACGTCGTGACGTCGGTGAAGGACTCGGGCGTTGGTACGAACATCGACGAATCTCCGCAGTCTTCTGCCGTGAGCGTTACAGGCAACCTTTTCGTGGATGCGTCTAAGGTGACACTCACCTGGAACCAAGTCGAGGGGGCTCAGCGCTACCGCGTCTACAAGACCTACTCGGGGCGCTACGGCTTCATCGGTGAGGTTGAGGGTACGTCCTTCGTGGATACCAATGTGGAGCCCGACGAAAGCATCACACCTCCTCGCTACGTCGATCCGTTCTATCAGAAGCAGGGCATCACGAAAGTGACCGTGACCAATGGCGGAAGTGGGTACGGGACTGTAGGCTCCATCTCGTCGGTAGGTCAACCCACCAAGCCCAAGGTCATCGTCACAGACCCCACGGGCTACGGCGCGAAGCTCGAAGCTCAGGTCAGCTCTGAGGGGGTTGTTACCAGCATCCGAATTATTTCCCCCGGCCAAGGATACTCTGCGCCCCAGATCATCATCGATGGCTCAGAGTCGGGCGGCTCCGGCGCGACGGCCACGGCTTCCGTCGGGCGGGCGGGCGACTACCCCGGCGCGGTGACTTACTTCCAACAGCGCCGTGTGTTCGCGGGCTCCTACACCCGCCCACAGTTTGTGTGGATGACGCGTCCGGGGACGGAAAACGATATGCACAACACCCTGCCCGCGCAGGATGACAACTGCATCGCTGTCCGCGCTGCCGTTGCAGAGACCTCACGCATTCGGCACCTGATCCCGCTCACAAGCCTGATGCTTCTCACGGCCTCATCGGAAATCCGTACGACAACCTCGAACGACGACATCATCACGCCGACGTCCATCGGGTTTCTACCTCAGACCTACTACGGTGCGGCGTCGCCTCAGCCGTTGCTTGTAGGGCGTATGGCCGTCTTTGCGTCTGAGCGCGGCGGACACATCCGATCTCTGGGCTACAGCTATCAGAAGGGCGGGTTCGACTCGGACGACCTCTCTATCCGTGCGGCGCACCTCTTCGAGAATACGGATATCGTGTCACTCGCGCTTTCTAAAACGCCCTACCCGATTATCTGGTGTGTCACGTCCGAAGGCACTCTGCTCGGATGCACGTATCTGGCCGATCAGAACGTCACCGGATGGCATAAGCACACGACGAAGGATGGGGCTTTTGAATCCGTTACCGCCGTTGCTGAGGGCAACGAGGATATCCTCTATGCAGTCATCCGCCGGACGATTAACGGGCAGACGGTTCGCTACATCGAACGGATGCACGAGCGGCAGTACGACAAACTGGAGAACTGCTTCTTCGTGGATGCAGGAGCGCAGTACAAGGGCGCGCAGACGGATAAACTCTCCGGCCTCACCTACCTCGAAGGCGAAGAAGTCGCGATCCTTGCCGACGGCAAAGTTCTCCCGAACCGAACCGTGAAGGACGGCAAGATCGAACTTACGACACCCGCTTCCCACGTCATCGTGGGGCTACCCATTGTCGCCGACATGAAGACGCTCCCCGTCATTATGTCGGACAGGGACGGCGGAGCAGGGCGCGGAAAGATGAAGAACGTCTGCAATGTATTCGTTCGCGTCTATCAGTCCTCCGGCATTCTCATCGGCCCGGATGAAGAAAGCCTGCGGGAATACAGTCACCGTGAGCGTGAGCCCTACGGAACGCCGCCCGACGTCATAAGCCGTGAGGTGGGGGTATTGGTACCACCTACGTGGTCTGACGGCGGGCAGATCGTCGTGCGGCAGAAATACCCGCTTCCGCTGACGGTTTGTTCTCTTGCGGGCGAGGTGGCTACATAAGTGCGGAAAGACCTCCGAAGATTGAGCATCTACGGAGGTTTTTTCATGCCCACTTCTTTCATTCCCGGCGTCGGGAGTTTCAACCCGTTGGGCGGAGGAATGGTGGCGGAGACGCCCGCCAATATTGCGCCGCTCAAAGTTCAGGGGTCAGACGCACCGACTCAGGCCGGGGCCAACAACGCCTTTCTTTACTCTGCAATGGTGCTCGGCATCGGCGCGGGGATTTCCAACGCCATTACGGACTACGGCAACACCAGGGCGAAAAGCGGCAGTCTCCGGACGCAGGCCTCTTCGAGTGAGGGGAATGCGGAACTCGCGGAACTTCAGGCGCAGAACGCGCTCTATCAGGGGATGCAACAGGTCGGAGAGATCACCCGCAAGGCAGGAGCCGCTAAGGCGTCGGCGCGCACTGCCATGGCCGCCCGAGGGGTCGGCTTGGGCAGCGGTACCGCCGCCAGCGTTTTAGCCTCCTCCGACGTCAACAAAGAACTCGATATGATCGCCGCAAAGCGCAACGCCATCCAAGCCGCCGCGGGCTACCGTCGTCAAGCCGGGAATCTGCGGACGCAGGCAAAAGTTTCTCGGATTATGGCGGACGCAGCGGACTCTTCCGCCCGCTCTTCGATGATCGGTTCTCTTATTTCCACCGCCGGACAAGTCGCCGGTATGTGGTACATGGGTACGAAGTAATGCCTCAGGTTCCTATCTATCAGCAACAGGTCGGCGGCACGAGCGCCGGATTCCAACAAGACAGCAATTCCGACCCGTACGGGATGCGGGTTCCGATGAACCACGACATCGGTAACGGCCTTGTGCAAGCGGCCAAACTCGCAAAGCAGTATCAGGACGATCTTGACGAAGCATTCGTCTATCAGAAGTTGAACGACCTCAAACGCTATGCGCAGGATCAGCGCACGGGCGAAAACGGCTATCTGAAACTGAAAGGCTACGACGCCATCGCCCGCGACGACGAGGGTTATGGCCTAGCGGAGCGTACCGATAAGGCGCTCAAGAGTTATGGTGATTCACTGCAGGAGAGCCTGACACCCCGTCAGAAGAAGCTCTTCGCGAAAAACGCCATGGGCATCTACGATCAGCAATACGGCTTTGCCTCTCAGCACGTCATGGCGCAGTCAGACGAGTTCAGTAACGGGCAGGACGACGGCACTATCGATACCGCTAACCGAGTGGCCGCACAGAACGTCGGCAACCCCGACGTCTTCAACGATCAGATCAACGACACTCTTCAGGCGACGGTACGCAAGGCGCATCGCAACGGATGGAGCGAAGAGCAAACGAAGGCTGAGATCGAAAAGAACGTAAGTAACCTCGTCTACGAAGCGGGTATGTCCGCGATTCAATCGGCGCAGACCCCGGAAGAACAGATTGAGAAGGTGTCGTGGATCAAGGCTTCCTATGGGAAGTACCTGCGCGGGGTGCAGCTCGCAGGGCTTACGGCGAGTCTGAACAAGGCCGGCGACGATATCCTCGTGCGCTCGATGAGCGACACGGCCATCAGCGAGCTTTCCCGTGATTCGACGCAGTTCGATCTGATTTTCAATTCCGCGGTCGGTCTCAGCGCCTCCGTGGCGGCTAAGGATCGGGCGGCCGCTTCGATCGAACTTCATCACTTTATTGTCGATCAGGAATCAGGGGGTCGACAGACGGTACGCGACGCCAACGGCAACATTTCGCCGATCATTGGCCGCTATGCGGACAATACGCTACCCCCCGTCGGGAAGCGGGCATACGGCGCGTCGCAAATGCAGCTCAAGACCGCGGAGGCCGCCGCGAAGCAAGCGGGGATTCCGTGGAATCCTCAGGCATTCGTGGAAAATCGTGAGTACAACCTCAAGGTCGGGCGGGCGTGGATGAATCACCTTCTCGAAGCCTACGAGGGGGATACCGCCAAAGCCATCGTCGCCTATCACAACGGGGAGGCGGACGTGAACCAAGCGGTGAAAGCTGCTGGGGCAGAGGCAAAGAAAACCGGCAAGCCCGTCGACTGGCTCGACAAGCTGAAGTTGAACGGCGGCAAGGAATACCTTGCGGCCGTTCAGAAGCGGATCAAGGCCGCGCAACGCCCGCAAGTCGTCGGTCCTGACGGCACGAAGTACTCATTCTTCGACGGCAAGTATGCGACAGCCGCCTTCCGAAAGGTTCCGGAGAAAGACCTCCGAGAGTACTTGAAGCGGATCAACCCCACCTATGAAACGCGCCCCGATCTTCTCGACGCAACGGTCAAGGCTTTCCAAGCAAAGGAAGACGCGCGCCTTCAAAGCTACGTGACGGAGCAAAACAACCTTCGTGCCGACATCATCGAAAACTACCTCGCGGATGGGAAGACATATGAAGAAGTCCCCGAAAAACTCCGTGCGAGGCTCAATCTTCGGCAACAGCAAGAAGTGTCGGAAATGTTCGACAAGGTTCGCCGCAAGGATTTTTCAGGGGACGAACACCTCGCCGCCGTTCTTTTGAACGACCCCCAGCAATGGGCGTCGTATACCGAGGATGAGATGAAAGCGACGCTTTACCGCCTCCCGGAAGACAAGCGGGAAGCGCTTAAGGAGAAGTGGTACGCAGCCAACGTTAAGGCGCAAGTTGCGAACGAAAACCTGAAGGCGCTTCAGTTCCGAGCGCAGAAGGGTGAATACGTGGACGCCTTCTCTTCGACGCCTTCGTCCGTTCGTGAAGCGCTGAAACTCTCTATGGGCAAGGATTGGCCGGACAAGTCCGAAGAGCAAAATCAACTCGTTGCCGACATGATGCAGGTCGCCTATGACGCTGGGGTTATGCTGGGTTCTCCAATCAAGACCGCAGCTGGGTTGATGGAGAATGCAGACTTCAAGAACGCGGCGTTGACCCGATGGAAGCAGAAGATTTTTTGGGGGCATACGGATAAGAACCCGCTGACGCTCAAGTACAGCGACCTTCCGAACAAAGGCCGAGCTGACGTTCGTACCGTTTTGCAGGGTATGGCCGATAACTATCGCCACAAACGGGGGCTTGAGGATAGCGCGAGTGAAGGCGAAGTCATGGCGTACTTCCGGCGTTTGGTGTACTCAAAAGACCCGGACGTTGATCTCATCGGCGTTAACCTCGATAAGGCTACGGTGGACTTCTATAAAAAGAATTTCCCCGGCGAAAGCGACCGTGAAATGATTATCCGCTATGTGCGCGACGCTGTCGCAGGTGAGTACGTGAAGGACGATGACGTACCTCTCATCTCTGAAAACGCCTGGGCATATGTAAACGCACTCGGCGGCGAGGATGCCCCCCGCGAGTCGTCCGTTTATAACTACGATTACGAAGACAACTGATGCTGGAAGACGATCTCAATCAGGGTACGCCGTCGCCCGAAACGACAGCCATGCAGAACGACTACCTGCAAGTGGAACGAGAAATTCAAGAACGCAATGCTCAGCGCGGATTCTCCGATGCTCTCACTTCGCCAGTCTCGCCCGACGACGCCGCGAAGGTGATTAAGAAGGCTCGTAAATACAAACTGCCTATTGCTTTCGTCGATACCGTGACGCCCCAGCAGGAAGCGCAGGACGAGGCGCAGAAGTATCAGCAGATGGATCGCGTCTTCTCTGAGCCGGCGTTCGCCCGACGCATGACGGCCGATACCACCTTTGCCAACCTCGTAAAGGACGATATCGGTAACGTAAGCGGTTTGGCCGCGATCCATTGGAAAATGTGGGGCTATGCCAACGAGAAGCCCGACGGCCTTTGGGGCGCCCTCTCGAACTCTGCCGCGCGGGGTGGGTACGCCCTTGCAAATACGCTCCCCGGGTTCGGCGCGGTACAAACCGCCATCGGGGATCGGGCCCAGCTTGACAAGTTCAAGGACTGGCAAAAGCAGGTGGATGCCGGCCAGACGCCTGACGAGTGGAAGTCCGAGGCTGATCCGCAAGGCCGCATCGCCCGCGACTTCTGGGGGAAGAACGGCGCGCAGGTCATAGCCGAATGCGAACGCCGAATTCAAAAATCCGCCGAGGCGATTCGCTGGGCGACAGATATGGCCGCGATGTTCCCCGCCTCCGCTGCAATGGATCGGCTAAACGATGCCAAGAGCCTGGGAGAAGGACTCGGCGCTTTCCTCTCAAGCCCGCTCATGACGTTAGCGGACATTGGTCCCGAATCGCTGGTGCAATCCGCCCCAATGCTGGCCGCCGCCCCCCTTCTTCCGGGGCTTGCGGCTCCGCTTGCCATGGGCGCTTACTCCGCGGCGCAGGATCGCTCGGCGTCTTTCTTGGGCTATATGGCCGACCTGGGGGTGGACCTTCACGACCCAAAGCAGATTTCGAATTTTGTATTACAAGACAGCCGCTATCAGGACACGCTCACAAAGGCCGAAAAGCACGCCGCGCCCGTCGGGATGCTCGACGCCCTCTCCTTCGGCCTCGCCAAGTGGACGCTTCCCAAAGAAGCGAAGTGGCTGACGTCTTTTGCACCGGATGCCTCCCGCAGTTACGCAAAGGTCATGGCCGAGCCTTTCAAAAACAAGCTCTTGAATCAGGCGATGCAGACGGCCTTGCAAGGCACGATGGGCGGCGCTGGCGAAGCCCTGGGGCAGATCGCTGCTGAAGGGTCGGTCACGAACTGGGCGGACGTCGTTGCGGAATTCGCGGGCGAATCCTTCTCTGCTCCTATTGAGGTCATGAGCGCAACGCGGTCGGCATGGGCCGAGAAGTCCCTCGAAGTTCAACGCGCCAAGGATTTCCAAGAACGCTTGCAACAGCAGAACGAAACCGTTCAGCAGTCGGCGACCATGGAGCGCGACCCACAGTCCGTCGTGGATATGAATAACGAGGTGGACGCCGAACGCGCCGCTCGGGGCGAACCACCCGCGGTGATCTACGTCGGAGCGCAGGCGCTCAATCAAGAAGAAACCATTACTCGCTTAGAAGACGCGACCAAGACCGCCGCCCAGCTTGCCCCAGAATCCGGCATTGATAAGCGTTTGGCTGATATCCGCACCAAGATCGCCGAGGCGTACGCCAAGGGCGAAGACCTCACGATCTCCGCCGGGGACTTCCTGCTCCTGCAGAAAGCGGACGGCGCCCTTATGC